CGACGACCTAGGTTCGTTCCGTATGACGTCACGTCTCGTATGTAACTTTGCAATACCTCCAGAGTTCAAGTACAAGATGGTGGATGGAGAGACCGAGTATTCTTTGAAAGGTCGTCCAATTCCGGAAGATAAGTTGGAAATCTTGAAGAAGATCGAAGCGGATCCTGAACGGTTCTTATCATCAAAACAACTGGCTCTGTTCTCGCCAAAGTTGGCCCAAATACTCAAAGATCTGAAGTCCACCGTTGGAAAAGACGGTCATTTCAATAACCAGTATGTGTATTCACAGTACCGATCACTTGAAGGGTTGGGTATGTTTGCTCTTGCGTTGAATCACAATGGGTTCCAGCCTTATAAACTTGTCAAAGAAGGAGGTCAGTGGCGCGAAGGACAGATGGAAAAAGGGGTGCCGGCGTACGCGTTTTACACTGGAGAAGAGACGAAAGAGGAGCGTGAACTTGCTCGGTTAGTCTTTAACGAAGAGAAGGAAAAGCTACCGTCTTCGCTGAAGGATTCACTCGGAGAACGAACGCTGTGTGTTATGCTAGGAACAGAAGCGTCGTCCGAAGGTATTACGTTACTGAATGTCCGAAACGTCTACATCATGGAACCGTACTGGAATCCTGGTCGTATTGAGCAGGTCATTGGACGTGCTATACGTATGCACTCTCACGATAAGTTGGATGAGGAAGAACGCAATGTTACAGTGAAACTGTATATGTCAGTATTCTCCGAGAAACAGCTCAAGGATCAGGAAGGACCCAATATCACATTGATTCGTAAGAATGACACGATCACAAAGCGCTATGAGGGAGATGAACCTCGTGAAGCATTCGTGACGTCAGACGAATATTTATACGAAACGGCATTCCGCAAAGGTCGTATCATAAAAAGCATCACATCCATCTTGAAGCAGGCTGCCGTTGATTGTGAGATTCACCGTAAGTTACATTCCAAGGAACAGCCCGTGATTCAGTGTATGCGCTTTGATACAACGGTGACAGCAGAGGATTTAGCCTACCGCCCATCCTACTTAACTGACGAAAAAGATACACTGTACAAGCGTAACTTGATACGAAAGAACCGTAAACTCCAAATCATTAAAATCAAAGGTATGGTCATGATTATGGATCCAAAAACCAATGAGATATTTGATTACGCTGCGTTTCAAGACAACCATCGATTATTCCAAATAGGATCACGTAATGGACCGAACGCTATTTCATTTTTCCCGCATGTTGTATAAATGGCGACCGTCGCCCATCCGAAAACCATAGGAAATAACCAGACTGGGACGCGCGGCTTATCCGCTGCTGACTGGACTCGTCTACAGCGTCTTCGCGGAGCCAAGACGTATGCGACGGTCATTGCGAACAATACTGACATTAACCCTCCTACGCCGCTACAGGCCAAATATTCGGTACCGATGCTCATTCCTCGGCATACCGGAGAAAGCCGTATCCAGAGGACGAATGGACAGTGGACAGATTACAAAGCATCACGGGTGGCAGATTACATCTATTCAAAGTCGCATATCTCGAACACGAACGCCAAGAATCTGCAACTCCGTCGTCTGTGCGATTGCACCGTAACCAGTCTCAATGTAGACCGCACTGGGTGCAAGAAGTGCGCAGTATACACGCATAAAACTATTCAGTAAATAAGTAAGAGGATGTCTGGAGGTTTAATTCAGCTCGTCAATAAAGGCGCACAAGATCAACTGATATGTGGGAACCCATCGTTCACTCATTTTAGGTCGGTGTACAAGCGCCACACCGAATTTGCTATGGAGCAATTCGAACTCGTATTCAAAACCACAAATTTACGTATACCAGCATCTGGTAGTCTGACGTTACGTGCGAACGTTGAGCAGTTTGCACAGTTGGTGAATGACTGTTACGTGGTTATGACACTTCCAAATATATATTCGCCAGTGCATCCGGTAACTCCAGGGACACATCCAAATGTGAATAAGAATTCGCTGGCGGTGGGATACGAGTTCCAGTGGATCCGGAATATCGGGTACAACATGATCAATTACGCAGCGATCGTGATTAACGGTCAGGAAATCGTTCGGCATACGGGTGAATGGATGAAACTTCATGCTCAACTGAACTTTGATGCCAACAAGAAGGCGATGGTGAATCAGATGGTAGGTAATGTGCCGGAGGTATACGATCCCGCGAATGCATTTGACCGTATCAACCAGTATCCGCATTCGATATCAACGAACACACATACTGCCGAACCATCGATTTATGGTCGCGTCCTGAATGTCCCTCTTCACTTCTGGTTCTGTGAGAATGTTGGAACTGCGCTTCCGTTGGGAGCACTACAGAATTCAAGCATTGAGATCATTGTAGAGCTTACGAATATGTATGACCTATTCACGATTCGCGATATCCGTGAGACAATTAACGGACATCCTAACCCGAATTTTGGACTTCGCGTAGCACCCGATCCCAGTAGTTCATTAATGACGATGAACAATTTCCTGTCTCCGCCTAGCTACTCACGGACCCCTATTCCGACAAACCCAACACTTATGTACTGGAACTTGAACCCGTTCATTGAAGCAAACTATATTTTCGTAGGAGATGCGGAGTTGGCACACATTGCGCGATCGGAACATTCATTCATGATCCACCAGATTGATACGGTGACTGCGCATGGCCAGTACGGCGCAAGCAATGATCTTGCTCTTCTGATGAAGAATCTGTGTACTCAAGTCGTGTGGGTTGCCCAGCGTTCTGATCGGGAGGCCCAGAACGATGTAGATAATTACACGAACTGGGACGATCCTTACAAACCTCCTCTGGATTCGGTTGGTATAACTGGAGTAGCACCATCGTATACCACTGGAAACTCGTTAAGTACTGCCGTATCCCAGCGGGATATTCTGTTAGAGTCAGCAATTATCTTGGACGGAAAGGAACGGTTCTCGTACAAGCAGACGTACTTCTTCGCGCAGCTAGAGAACTACCGTCACCAAACGGGGCGAACGTCTACGGATATCCCAGGAGTGTACACGTATTCGTTTGCGCTCGACCACCAGAAAATCCAACCAAGTGGTCACATTAACGGATCAATGTTCAACAAAACTCTATTACGCAACACGTTTGTCCAGCCGCCTTTAGTGACATCTGGTGATCCCTCCAATGTCCCGCCGGCACCAATATGTGTTCTCAAAACAACCGCGAATCTTCCGAGCCCTACCATCGTGAATCCGGCAGCAGTAGGCACAGATGGAAAACTACTGTACGCGCCACAGGATGTCATTTCAATCATACCAAGCTCAACGGTTGCCAACGCGGTCAAGACTTTACAGTATAATTTCACTGTACGGGCATACGTTGAATCATACAATTACCTCCGTGTGATGGGTGGAATTGCCAACGTTGTTTTCAGCTCGTAAGTCCTTGCTGTATAATAAGAATGGCCACCGGAGTCAAAATACAGTCGGCAAAGTACGGCGTCGGTACAAAAACGGTCGACGTAACAAAACCTGTTTCTGCCCATCTGAAAGATGGACGACTGAACTTTGTTGTGACTGCTTCGGCATTGAATGTAGATGACCCAGCGCCAGGTCAATTGAAGACTCTTACGGTCACATACTCGATCAACGGGGGTGCGAGCAATACTGCAACTGCAGTCGATGGAGACTCTATGGATATAGATGCTCCGCCTGCTCGCATAGCGTCAGGACTGCAAATCACGAAGGCCCAGTATGGATACGACAGGTCGTATACAGATGTCACGAGCGCGGTGCGAACGTACTTGAATGATGGATCCATCAATATCACGGTCAGTGCTGGGTCTATGGGTATCCCAGACCCTAACCCGCAAAAAGTGAAGTATCTGATGGTCGATTACACGATCAACGATGAACCCGGTTCAAAAAAGATTCAGGACGGTCAGAAGTTTCAGCTCAATGCTCCAGCAGTTGTCACAAACACAACAAATACAGCATCCGATGGAGCGCTCGATATCGCAGGAACTCTCTTCAATGATGTGTATTTGTTCATCAAAACCTTCTTTGTTCTTGCGATGACGATTCAAGGAGCCAAGCTCGGGGAGCGGTTATTTAGCGGTGGGTACTGGATTGTGGGAACTCTCACGCTGTTCACGTACGGTTTCTTCCCGATTCTCATACTTCCATTCGGTATATTCATATGGCAGCTCATCATGGGTTAAAGCATAATATGTCGATTAAATAAATGGATCTGGACACGGCGGTAAAACCTGGGTTAGGATTACCGACAGGATACAGTACTCCCCCAAGCAAGGCGGAAAAGCGCAGGGTTGCACAGGGTATGACTCCTGGATACTCGCCGGCTTACCCTGTAAATATCCCAACTGGAGAAGCTCGTAAAATTGCGTTTGAGGCGTCCGCAGTCGATCGCGAACCGAAAAAAGGAGGAAAGTCGCGTCGTCGTACGTCGAAAAAGGTGCGGGGTCGTCGTGTAAAGAAGACTCGTCGTCGTAGTCGTGGAGGTAATCCCCCTAAAGTCGTCGTATCAAATCCGGCATGGAACTTAACAAAGCCGAAACCGAAACGTAAATAAATGAAAAATTGGCTTTCGCCGTTTTTGGTTTTTGTTGTTTTTATGTTTTTTTTGAATTTACATGTCCACATACTTCCCAACCCCAGCGAAGCCGAGGAACACCTCTGCGTCGTTGTAGACGCGGTGTGTGGTCTCACCGACCAGGTAGCCCTTGATCTCGTCCAGCCCCTCCTCGGAGCTGGCCGCCGGGCCAGTCACGTGGCGACCCGTCTCGGGGTGCCAGTAGACGCCAGCCGTATCGGTCTCATTGAGATCGGTCAGTGCCTTCAGGTCATCGTATGAGATAACCTCGGGCACCACCGGCTCAACGGCCTTGGCTGTGTTCTTGGCCGCTAGCCAAGCTTGGACGTGCTCGTCCTTGGTCTTTGCATCGAACTCATCGTCCGACAGACTCTCCACGTGCTTCTTCAGCAGCTTCTTCGCGTTCTCGAACGCCTTCTTGTCCTCACCGAACGCCTCCTTGAGAAGCTTGGTGTGGCTCGCACCGGCAGGAAACGCGAACTCGCGCTTACCGTCAGTGTTCTTTGCCGCAGCCTTGACGGCCACGGGCTTCTCCTCTTCACCGGCCGCCAACTTGGCAACAGGCTTCTTGCCCTTCGCGGGCGCCGAGGGAGTCTCGGTCTTCTTGGCAGCACCGCGCTTCGCCTTGACAGGCGTAACGGGCTCCTCTGCCTTCCCCGCGCCAGCATTGGCAACGGGCTCGACATCCTTGTTAGGAGTGCCCTTCTTAAGGGCCGCGAGGATCTTGGTCAGCGCATCGCGCGCAGCCTTGACGTCCTCCTCGGTCTTGTAATCAGCGGCGTTAATCATGCTCATCGTGAGTATGGTTATATGTCTTCTAATCGGCGTAACATACCTACCGTTATTCTAAATAAATCCGTTTTTGATCGCGTTTCCTAATGTGTATTATAGTGGACAATTCTAACAAATGTCCACCGAGTTTGCCAAGGAACATCTGCGTGAACATCTTGCGGGCCTTCTTGTCAGCCCTGTAGCCGATGGGTTCTGGAGCATCTGTGATTCAGCAAAGGAGCTGTGTGAGCGCAACGGTCAGCCTGACCAGATTCTGCGCACGTTCCAGAATATGCTGACTCGTATCCCCGAATGGTCAGACGCCACTCTGTCAACGGAAGTCGAACGTATTCTCAAGGTCACGAACTGCAAGTACATGGACGATCTTCTGATGGGAGTCTTTATTTCGTACATGAAGTCGTTTGCGTCATTACACTACCGCGGCTCGCAGTCGCAGCTGAAAGTTGAGTTTGATCGCCCATCGTTCGCAAAGTTCGTTCATGAACTGTACAAGCATTCGGCACGCAAGATGTGGCAGATGGCGTACTACTTCAAGACAGTCGGTATTTCGTCCGAGCAGCAGGCCCGCAATCGTCAGGACATTGAGAAGATTGTGACGGAGTGTATGGAGCACGTGATTCGTTCGTTTCTGCCATGGGAAGCGATTGCGAAGAAGTATTTCGCCGAGGACGATGAGCCAGTACAGAGTGTTACATTACCCGTTCGTGTCCAGCATGCCCCTGAAGAGCCAGAGAAGAAGGCGACTGTGGTACCGACACAGGTGAAGTTCGAGGACGATGTTCCGGACGATGGTTCGGACTCGGGATCAGACTCGGATTCGGGCGATGCGAGCGGAGATGATGATCGTGCCGAACTCAAAGTCGGCGACGAGACTGCGGAAATCGAGTTTGAGGATATGGACAAGCCGGACGCGGTACCTGAACCCGCAAAGAAGGAGGAGGATGATCCACTGAAGGAGATTGAGGGAAAAATGGGCGAAACTCTCGTTCTAAATATGTGAAATTTTGATTGAGCGCAAAATAAATGATCATTGCCATTGCAGCCGTATCTGTAGCCCTCGTGTGTTTCATCGTGTACGCACTGGAGCGTCGGTCGAAGGGCGAACCAATTGATTGGACAGATGCAGGTAAGCTCTCTCTGTTTGGAGGTATTATTTCAGCCGGTGTGGTATTTGCGACCACAACGGATGTTGTTACGGATGCCGTCAAGACGATGGAGATCCCGAGCGTTCAGGATATGTTTGTAGGTAAGCCCACCTTCTAGGCTTCAATGACACAGCAGTCTTCTCCAGCGGGTACAGATTCAATAGTATAAAAAGTTTTCAACGATAAAATTTCAGTTCGTGGAACTGCATTTTTACAGAGCCGAGCAATCGCCTTGTAAAGATAGAAGCCATGATACCGATCATGTTTAGGATCATCTTTTCCAAATAAGACGGAACCTTTATCGTCCGTCGACATCCATTTCACAAACCGCTGAAATACGGGGTTCGTGCGGTAATCTAGACATTCTGGTCCGTCAGGAAACAGATCCCAGAACATAGAGGTAGCGAGACGTGCCAGATCAAATGATGGATTCGGTTTGATTTCGGGGTGTTTTGGGAGATACCACGGCTCAAAATTGTACTGCCCTCCCGCCTCTTCATCGACCGCAAAATGGTCACTCATAAACACTTTTGGCTCCTTCATTCCCATAACTCGGACTGCTCCCACTCCACGCTCAAAATCAATAAGCTTAATAAGGTATCCGTGTGTGGGAACGCGGTAAAATGACCCCCCGCAGTTGTAATACAAATACTCCTTGTCGGTGGGAACATACATCACGTTGTTCGAATGAAGATCGTTATGAGTGAAACTGTAATTGCGCTGGGCATACGCTAGAGCAAACATGACCTGGGATATCCAGGACAGATGTTTGGAGCTATCAGTCGTTGTTGCACATAGTTCGTGGAAAGTTCCAGAACACTTTTCCATGACAGTGACTTGAACGGGAACGTTTGTGAACGATGCCCACGCAAACGGTTCGCCATCTTCATCATCCTCGTCTTCATCTTCGTCCTCGTTGGAATCACACTCGCAGGACTTAATTCCGAATACATAGGACGTAGATACAGACGAACTGTCAGATTCGTCGTCACAATCAGATCCATCGTCGCGCATCATCTGGTTCATTTCGGCTGGTTGGGCATCAGATTGAGGAGCATCAAGTTCCTGGACGTCATCAAGAACAGCGTCTTCTCCTAACAGAACACTGGCACGAGCTCCACGAGTATGCTTGAAATCGCCTTCGTGAACATCATCGGTCAACTTGATCTCAAATGTTTTTCCGATGTTCGAAGAAAACCATGAGCGCTCTGACAAATCTGCGTAGTCGTCGGATATATCGATGGTATGTTTATCTGCAACTCCCGTGAACACTCCGTACACTTTTGGAAAATGGAGGCATCCGGACTGGGCAAGAACCACGGATAAAAGAGACCCTACGTATGCGGCATTATTTGGATCCTGGATCTTGCGCTGGATTTCCTGGGCGTCCTCTTCGGTCGTGGGCAGACCCAATGCCGTTCCGTAATCTCCCTGCATCCACTTGAAAGGAGAAAGAAGCATCGTGGTCTTGCGGTGTACGGGGACGACGCTACCTTTCAAGGTACGAATAGTATCGGAATCCTGGATTGAGGAAATGCCATCATTGACCTTGAACCCGAACTCTTGAGGCGCATCGCGGACTTCAGTTTTAAACAGTTTCTGGATGGGAGGAAAAAATGGCTGAAGATGGTTCAGGCCCCAGAACTGCTGGGCCTTCAAGGATTTCGTGTCGTATCTCTGGAGCGAGAGGGCGACAGAGTTTGTCCGTAAATCACTTCCAATCGATGGTTTGCGTTTGACCATATTATTATGGCGTCCCAAACATAAACTAAAAAGTACACGCACTAAAGCAAGATGAACTTTCAGATCAAAAAGTTCAATATTGATATGTTGAAAGACAGGTGCGAAATAGATTCGCGTAAATCGCCAATGATTGTTGTGATTGGAAAGAAAGATACCGGTAAATCTTTCTTGGTCCGAGATATTCTGTTCAATACCCAGAACTGTTTCCCGATCGGTACGGTCATTTCGGGTACAGAAGTTGCCAACGAGTTTTTTCAGCATATGGTTCCATCGAAACTGATTCACGACAAGTACAATCCTTCGATCGTGATGAACGTGATTAAGCGTCAGCTGGGTGTGAAAACTGCACGTAACGAAGAGAAGAAGAGGTCAGGTGGAAATTCGAGCACTGATCCTCGGGCCTTCCTGATTCTGGACGACTGTTTGTATGACGCTTCATGGATCAAAGAGGAGTCTACGCGCTACATTTTCATGAACGGTCGTCACATTGATGTGATGACGATTATTACGATGCAGTACCCCCTAGGTATTACACCGAACTTGCGTACGAACGTAGATTTCGTGTTTATTCTTCGAGAGAGTATCGTGAATAATCGCCGTCGTATTTACGACAATTATGCCGGTATGTTTCCCACATTTGAGATGTTCTGTCAATTCATGGACCAGTGTACAGAGAATTTCGAGTGCCTAGTGATCTGTAACGGTGTCCAGTCGAATAAACTGGAAGATCAGGTGTTCTGGTACAAGGCGAGCGACCACCCGAATTTCCATTTGTGCGATAATTCCCTGTGGACCGATAACAAACCCTTTTCGAGTGCGATGTTGGCGCAGGACGAGTACAATCCCGACTCTCTGCGCAAGAAATCAAACAGTCCTTGGGTCCATGTCAAGCAGCAGGGCAAGGATAAACACTGATCCCCAACGTCGTTAAGAACTGGGTTTGAGCGCCCATGATGTAATGCAGGATCTCCCCAACTACAAACGTAGCAAATAAAGTTACCCAAAACTCTGTGTTAAATACATACGCCAACAGTATCGCTAACAAAACAGTTGCGACACTGTCAACGACCGCAAATCCCAAAAAACGAGTACTGTGTGCTCCCTGCTTGGGCTTTCCAAAAATAAAAGCGTACGGGCATCCACCCATTCTATTGTATTATACGACTCAAAGATCGCGAGGGGCACCGCCCTCTGCGGGGTGAACGTTATCCTCGATGGCCCGACCAATATCCGACGTGTCAGCAACACCCGCATCCGCCTTTGAGTCCTCCAGATTCTTCTTAC